AGGCAATCAACCAGTGGGCTGACTGCTCTCCAAAGGGACAATCTTGTTGTCCTCCGCATCTCCCAGGCTGACCATGTCAACTCCTTCACGCCACACCTCGAAGGATAGGTTGTGCAGCTTGTTGCGTTTCTCGCAATGCCATGCCAACCATCCGAGGTCTCGTATCTTCATCTCTGCTTCAATCTTGGCCATTGAGCAGTTGTGTACTTCCTCAAATGCGCAGAAATCTGCGTATTGAACAACAGCCAATCGTTGTTTGCCGTCGTTTGAGTGAACGATGAGACCGAGTTTCATTTTCTACCTCCGCAGGGTGAAGTGGTTATGTTTAGGCGCCGACGCTCTTGGTGATTGCACCGGAGATTGGGAAGGTGACATCGGCAGTGGCAAGTTCGCCGACTGCACCGTTCACTGGAGTCCACTCGGTGACGAGCACCGAGAAGGTGTAGGACGGGTTAGCCGATGAAGCTGCTGCGGTGCCGTTTGGCTTGATGACGCAGTTGACTGCGGTTGAGCCGACCAACGGGAAGAAGATTCCGTCGATGGCGTTGTAGTCGTTGTGGATGCTGAACGTCACCGAGTTGTCAATGAGACCCGATACTCGGGTGACTGCTGACGATCCGAAGGCGGTGGTTGCAACTTCTGCGGCAGTGGTCGACAGCGACACGCTCGCCACGTTTGCCGAGATGTCGGTTCCGTTGAACACGATGTTCGCATCTTTGAGGACCAATTTTGCCATGACTGTTATTCTCCTGCCTTATCGGCCTTGGGGGATTTCTTGGAAACTTCTACCACTGGCGAAAGGATGCCAGCCGCAATCAACAACTCTACATTGTCAATGCCGCTTCCGTCCACATGTCCACCCGGCTGAACGCCAGTGACAGGGAACGGTCCGCAAACCAGATACTTTGCCATTGTCTAAGCGTACACCGTGACCTTGAAATCCATCGTCAGATACAACGTGTCATTGGCGTCAATGTTCGTAAAGTTCCCAGCCGAACCGACAATCAAGTCATCACACACACCACCTAGGGTGCGGTCAGATTCGATGGCTGCACGCAACGACTGCGCACCACTCCACGCCGTGTACTGATCCAACGCATCCTGAGCCGTACGCTCCGACGCACGATTCACCACGATGGTGACGGTGAAGTCCATGACCACACCACCACTCGCCATACCTGTCTGATGGAATCGAATCTCGTCCAGCGTCGGCCACGCAAACGGAGGGTTCACCTGATCTGGTTGATAGTCAAAGGCACGCAACCCAGGCACCGACTGGATGGCGGTTTTGAGTCCGTCTTTGACTTGGCTTGGTGTTGCTGGCATTAGGCAAACATCCGCATACGTCGGTAAGGCTCAACCAACTGAGCCATGTCAGGGTCAAGGAACCGAGATACACGAATCGCACCCAAGTCACCGAACCCAGCCACACCGAGCGGGGAGTCGTAACGCTTGAAGATACGGGAAGCCTGGATGATGCAAGCTTGGGTGATCGGCTCCGGTATCGTCGCCCAACCCCATCTGGCAGTCACCTGCACCAACGCCTGCTCACCATAGTTCGCATTCACCGTCGGGAACAGATATGCGCCAACGGCACGAATCTTGTCATAAGACCAAGTGAGCCCGTCAAGGATGCCGTTCAACGGCTCCAACTGATAGTCACTCGTTGACCATGTCGTATCAAAGTTGCCGTCAGCAAACGACGAAGTCTTCAACACGAAACCTGTGGTCGTATAGAAATCGTCCACATCACACACATACTCAGTGTTCGCCTGAAAGACACGAGCGGTGGCGGTAGTAGCAGCCCAGAACTGGCGGTTGCAATAACCGTCAATCATTCGAGACGCAGCACCCGCACAGTTGTCAATCAACGAATCATCAACCGTGTCGGCTGTGCCGATACGAAGAGCCGCCTTGACCTGGGCTCGTGTCGCATACAAGTTCTCATTGGCCATACTCGTCCAATCCTACTTGCCAACAAGCCACTGATTCCCAACAACCTCAACCTGAGCACCAACCGACCCAGCAAACTTGTAGACATCATTCCTCACAGCAGGCCAATCCAAATCATCACCCATCAACAACCCGCCCTTCACCAAAAAATCCCACGCCGTTGACAACTCCAAAAACGTCTCATCCTCCTCATGAGCCGAATCCACATACACCACATCAGGCCGATAGTTCGACACCCGCTCCAACACATTCATCCCCACAATCCCCGTCGCAGGCAACGGAGTAATCACACCCTCAAACCCGGCATCCTTCACATTCGCCAAGAACCGTTGCCGAATCGTCGGAGCACCATTCACCAACCCAAGAAACCGCCACTTCCCTTGACGCACCAAATCCTGCTCCCACGCCCACATATTCACATCACCCGTGAACGGATCAACACACACAATGTCCAACTCACACCCAAGACGCTCAGCCACACGAGCCACCAACAACGCCGACCCACCCAACATCGACCCCACCTCAACCCAATACTGAGGCTTCCGCTCACCAATCACACGCTCAACCAACGCCTCCGAAAGATGCGTATGCGGATACCCGTTATCCGACGGGCCAGCATCCGCATACACATCCTGCGAACCGAACAACACCCGACGAATCTCCTGACCAATCAGCCCCATGTTCCCTTGAACTTTCTCAAATAGTCATTCTCCAACACCATGTTCCGACGCCCATGATGCTCCACAAACCCCACATTCCGAGAATCCCGAAACTCAGGAAACACCACCGGCACCACACCAGCCGCAGCCGCATAGCCCCGAGTCCACTCCACCTCAGCCCGAATTGAATCCCGTTGCGTCACCGGCGAATACAACTCCACCCGCCCCAAATGCTCCCTCGTATAAATCCCCATAAACATCCCAAAAATGCCAGGGTCATCAGTCACCGACACCGAACCCTCATGCTCAAACATTCGGTCAAAGAACGCCTGGTCTTTCACCACCACAGAATCATGCAGAAACAGAAACCGATCCAGTTGAGTGTTCTCATACAGCCATTTGATTTTCCCTAACTCCCACGTCCCACCCTGACGCAACACCAACACCTCACGCTCAATGCTCGCCAAACATTCAGCCAACCAAGCTTCACGCCCAGGAGTCGTGGCCACCACCACTGTCTCTTTCAATCCCACCCCAACTCCAATCGTCGATTCAAGTCCCAATCCAACGGAACATCCTGCACCATACGCTCCTCAAACAATCGACGATTCGCATCAAACGTCGCCTGATTCTTCTGCTGAAACTGGGCACTTGACTGCAACGTGCTGGAGTTCCGATGATAAATCGCAGCCGACGAACGCAGAATCTCTACACCCTTACGTTGCGCCCGAATCTCATAGTCATTGTCCTCAAAGTACGCTGGATGAAACCCCTCATGGAACAGGCCAACTTTCTGCACCACACCAGCACTCAACCAGAAACATGACCACGGCGGCTTCCCACCCAACACCAAATTGTTCGTTGACGCCAACCGAAACATATCCTCAACACCGTTCGCACCGAACGCCACATCATGATTTACAATCAACCAACCCGACGCCTTGCACGTCGCCTTGATTCCCAGATTCCACGACGCAGCCACACCCAAATTGGTTGGCATCCGATAGTGAAATATGCGTTGCGCCTTATCAGTGAACGGCACCCACTTGGGATGATTGCCGTTGTCAATCACCACCAGGTCACGAATACGGCCATCAAACGAAGTCAACATCGAATCCACTCGATGGTGCTCCGTAAGCACCGGGACGATTACGACTGGGACAAGCGGCACCACTCAGCAATCTCCTTCATCGCCGGCTTCCAATGCGACTCAAACACAGCGTCAGCCTCATAGCGCTTCGCAAAGTCCACAGCCTTCTTAGAACGGCCACGACCACGGGCATACGCCTGCTCCAACGCATCCAAAATGCTCGGCACCGAAGGCGTCAAAAACCACGACTTCTGAGCAGCATCCCAAAACGGCTGACCCTCCACAACCCAACCATCCCCAACCAACTCCGGCTGAGCCGTAAAGTTCGAGACGATAACGGGCGTACCACACGCCTGAGCCTCCACCACAGGGATACCGAAGCCCTCCCCCATGCTGGCCGCCAGAAGCACGTCAGCGCCACTGTAGAGGGCTGCCATAGCGTTCTGGGGCAAACCTAGACGGTACAGGTAGGCGTCGGCATATTTGATGCGATGCGGCTCAATACCGCACATCTCAGCCAACTCCTTCAAGTTGATACCACCAGCCGACCCCATCTCCTCAGAGTGCATATACAGCACCGCATCAGGATGCTTCTGGGCAAACATGCTGAACGCCATAAAGTTCTCAGCGAACGCCTTGCGTGGCGGATAGACACCCTTGTTCGCTGCGGTCATCATGACCACAAACTGATCCTCAGCAAACCCCATGATTTCACGGCCAGTGATTGACTTGCCACCCTGGTCTTTGATACTTGGCGTCGGCTTGAACACCGACTCGATACCGTGAGGAACATACAGGCTGCGAATCCCTAACTGCTCCAACATGCGAGCACCGAACTGGCTCATCGCAATAGGCATCACATTCGGACGTTGACAAAACGCAGCAACCTCCGGCGGACACGGCTGATGATCCACCGGCACCCACGACGCAATATTCGGAACCTTGTCCAGGTTCGGGGCCTTCAACACCCACACGTCAAACAACGTCATCAGCAACTTGGGCAGATTTGTTGCCTGCGTCCACTCCATCCAATGCGCAACGACCACATCGTCGCTATATGCACTCATTCCCCTCGGGTAGATTTTGATGCCGTTCCACGTCGACGTTGACCCTTCGAGCCCGTAGATTGCGTGGATTGCGATTTCGTGCCCGTCTTTGATGAGCCTTTGGACCGCTTGCTGGGTTTGTTGGCCGTAGCCCGTTCCCGCCCACGGGGCGTTCGAGTACCAGAGGGCTCGGACTGCGTCCGAGGATCTACGACTGACTCCTCTGGTAAGTGTGCTGCGCCCCGTTGCAAGAGCAGGATCGCCGTCGGGTCGGGTAAGTCCAATGGGACTCCCTTGATGATTATTCGCATTCACGCAGTCTCCTCTCGCAGGTAGCAGGTTGTTCTATCAAGTGTAGATGGGCCGGGATGACCCTGCGTGTTTCACCCCGACCCATCTAACTTTTGTAGCCCCAATCAAGGGACTTCTTCAACTTGGCTGAATTAGCTGTTGTTGATGAAGTACTTGATGTGGCTTGGTTGTGGCAGGTTACCGTCCACA